AGGAGGCCCACGGCCTGCGCTGTGTAGCGGTGGGAACCAGGTGCAGATTCGTCCGACTGCATCTGGATCTATAGGACGCGATGCCCAAGGCCCGCATGAGAGATCAGCGGGCCTTTTGCATTTCGGGACGCCGCCCGTATCGGCATGAGGAAACGATGAGCGTTAGCGACAGCGAATTTACCAAGGACGAACTGGCATTGATCGAGCAGGCCCGCCAAGAAACCGAAGGCGGCACCAGCAGCACCACGACCGAAGGAACCGAAGGCACAAACCAGCAGGCCGCCAATGAGGCGCGCGAGCAGGACGGCCTGCTGGCGACCGAGGGAGGTGAGCAAGCCGAGAAAACGCCAGCAACACCAGCAGCTTCAGCTGCACCTGCCGCCGCAGAACGGCCGGCCGGAGATCTGCGCGTGGCCCTTCGGGCGTCGCGTCGCGGTGAAACCCGGGCCCGGAGTGAAGCCGAGCAGTTGCGACTGGAGAACGAAGCCCTCAAAGCCAAGCTGACCCCGGAAAAACCGGCCGGCGAGGTCGATGAGGAGCTGATGAAAGAGCTGGAGTCCGATTTCCCGCAGGTCGCTGGCGTCGTCAAGGCGCTGGCCAAGCAGGTCAATGAACTCAAAGCGACGGCAAAGACCACAGAAACAGAGGAGCGCGACCCGGAATTCGTTCCGCCGATGCTTCCGCCTGATCTGCAGGATGTCGTCGACGAGATCCCGGACCTGTTGGCATGGCAGATGGACCCCAACCAGACGAACTTCGAGATGGCCAAGGCGGCTGATCGCCTCTTGTTTGCCAGCTCAAAGTGGAAAGACAAGCCCGAAGCTGAACGCTTCGCGGAAGTCGTGCGACTGGTGAAGGAACAGACCGGCCAGGCCGCTGCAGCACCCGCTCCCGCTGCTTCCTCAAACGCTGAAATCGTGGCCCGCGCCAAGCAGGCAGCCGCTGCAGCTCCCACCGCTCCGGTGGGAATCAGCGACCTGCGAGGTGGAGCCGCACCAACGAAATCCGCGCCCGACTATCGAGCCATGAGCGACGATCAAATCATGATGTCGCTGCCTCGGTAAGCGGGCCCCAAACTTCAAAGGAAAGTCATGGGTACCACCACCGTTCAATCCGGAAATCCGCTTGCCAACAAGCAGTATTCCAAAGCACTGTCGGCCATGGCCACACGCCAGCCGACTCCTATCGTGGCCTTGACCGGCCCGATGCCCAGCGAAGACGATGCGCTGCGCAAGTTGCGCCAGCAGTCGACGACCGAAATGCCCATCGTCCGTGTCGACGAATTGGCTTCTGGTCCCGGCGATACGGTGCAACTCGATTGCGCGCACGTCGTCAAGCTGCGCGCCGTCATGGGCGACCGCAATGCGGAGGGCATGGGCGCAACGCTGAAGTACAGCACTCAGGACATCAAGATCGACATGGCCACCCTTCCGGTGTCTGCTGGCGGCAAGATGACTCAAAAGCGCACGCCCCACGACATGCGCAAGAACGCGCTGCAGCAATTGAAGGGCGGTATCCCGCGCTTCCGCTGGCAGCGCATCCTGGCGCTGCTGGCTGGCGCTCGCGGTGCGCAGGACGGCACCGATTGGGTTCTCCCGCTGGCCAGCGATCCGGACTTCGCCGACCAGATGGTGAATCCGCTGAAGGCCCCGACGTACAACCGTCACTGGGTGGTTGATGGCGGCACGCTGGTGCAGGGCGGCGCACAGCTGGCCAGCATCGACAACACCGACAAGCTGTTGCTGTCCTGCCTGGATGAGTTCGCCGCTATCTGGGAAGAAATGGGCACGAAGATGGCCCCGATCCAGATCCCTGGCGATCCTGCCGCTGGTGATGACCCCATCAAGGGCGTTCTGCTGATCGATCCGTTGGTATGGGACGGCCTGATCACCGACAACACGGCTGCGGGCAACATCCGCATGTACCAGGCTGCCGCCATCAAGCGCGCCGAGTATGGCGACCTGCGAAAGCACCCGCTGTTCGCCGGTTCGCCGCTGTTGTGGAATGGGATCTTGATGCGCAAGATGCAGCACGGCATCCGCTTCAACGCCAGCGATGCGGTGCAGGTGGTGACTGCGGCAAACCGCCTGACTGCGACGGAAACCGCCGTCAATGTCAATGCGGCCATCACAGCCAACTACCAGGTGGCGCGCTCCATCTTCATGGGTGCGCAGGCCCTGGGTATGGCCAGCGGCGGCAACCGCACCTCTGAGGAAACCTACTCGCTGCTGGAGAACTACTCCAACTTCGGGCGGAACCTGGAGCTTGCCGGCGAAGTGATCGGGGCCGAGCAAAAGCTGCGCTGGGACCTGCCGAATGCAAACGGCGATCTGGAGCCTACCGACTTCGGTGTGGCTGTCATCGACTCCATCATCAAGAAGCGCAACGTCTAAGCGTTGCTGGGGTGGCCGCCTGGCCGCCCCGCTTGTCTCAACCTCTGCAAGGAAGCAATCATGGCAAACCTCAAAGCGGTACGTTTCGCTGCGCCCAAGTTCATGCCGGTCGACGGCTGCGCGGCTTTCATCAACGACAAGGCGGTGGTGGCTGCCAACCCGGCCGCCGCCGACACGCTGGACTTCGTTGTCCCGGCGGGCTTGGAAATCAGTCAGCTGGACATCCAGGTCGATGACCTGGACACCGGCGTAGCACTTGTTTTCAGCGTGGGCTACCGCGCGCTCGACTCGAAGTCGTCGCTCGTCGCCAGCACCACCTACTTCGCGCCTGCCGGACAGACGATCGCCCAGACCGGTGGTCGCCTGCGCTGCGCCTTCAAGCCGATCGTCTTCAACGAAGACGTGATCGTGCAGGTCGTGATCGGAACAGCTGCTGCCGGATTCCAGGCCGGTGAAGTCTGGGCACTGATCGCGGGCAACACCATCGGTCCGAAGTAAACGGCAGTTCCATGCCAGAGCGGGGGCTTCGGCCCCTGTTCTTTTTCAACTACCAAGGATCGATATGAACACCAATTCAGTGCTCGTCGAATATGTGGGCAAGAAGGCCCAGAAGGTCGACAACGTGGCCGACACCGGCACCGTCTGGAATGGCGAAGGTGACATTCAGCCAGTAACGCTGGAAGCCTGGGGAAAGCTGTCCCGCCATCCCGAGGTCTGGCGCATCGCTGTCACGAAAAATTCGGGGGCCGCAGCTTCCGGTGGCTTGGCAACTGCCAGCGGCAGCATCCCGGCGGAAGTGAAGAGTCAACCGTCGACAAGCGAATCGACGACAGCCGAAATACAGCCCACCACCGTCCTGCTGGGCGGCGGTCCTGTCTCGCATTACTTGATTGACGGAAAAGAGGTCGCGCTGGGTGACATCGTCTCCGGCGCGCAGCAGGCGTGCGAGCTGACGGCCGAGCAATGGAACGATCTCCCGGAGACGGAGCGAGATGACCTGATCGCCGGCTACGTTGAGCAGTTGCGCACGGCAGGAGCACAAGCATCCTCATCCATCGTCGCACCGACGCAAAAGAAGGCGCGTGCGCCGAAGGACGAGGTGGCAAAGAAGCAATCTCGCCGTGGCAGCGGTAAGAACAGCGCAGCAGCGGAGTAAGCCATGGCCATCACCACACTGGTCAAAACGCTGTTCAGCTCGGTTTCGACCACGCTGCAGGACAACAGCCCGCAGTACAGCCGCTGGCCTGAATCTGAAATGGTTGTCGCCTGCAACTACGGCCAGGTGGCGATTGCGAAGTATCTGCCGCAGGCCGGCGCGCGCAGCGACGCGATCAAGTTGCGCGCCGGCACCAAGCAGGATCTTACGAAGGTTCTGGCTGCCAACATCAAGCCCGGGGACGGCTCGGCGGCGGCCGATACGGCTGGCATCGCGTTCATGGACATCCCGCGAAACATGGGACACGATGGCCTGACGCCCGGCCGAGTGGTCCGCATCGTCGACCGTGAAACCAAGGATGCAAACGACCCTGACTGGCATTCGCGAACCGGCGACGTTGTTCGCGAGTATTGCTTTGACAAGGCGCTGCCACGCGTTTTTCATGTCATCCCTGGCGTGCCGACAAGCACTGACGTATGGGTCGACATCAACTGGTTGTCCGAGCCCAAAAGGGTTCCTGCTGGCGGCGAGCCGGGCGCCGAGATATACGGCAAGGACGGCACATCGACGGCTCTGCTAGGCGTCAATGACCAGTTCATTGAAGACCTGCA